GCTAATTTTGATTCATTTTCTCTTGACTCAGCTAATTTTGATTCATTTTCTTTTGACTCAGCTAATTTTAATTCAACTTCTTTTGACTCATCTAATTTTAATTCATTTTGATCAGACTTGTGTGACTGTTCGGATGATTTAGAAGACATCTCTGATAATTGTTTTTCTTTTTCCATAATTATATCATCTATCTCTTGTTGTTTTGATTTATTACTTTTTTCGGATTCAGATGATAAATCATTAATAATATCATCCATAGTTGATTTTAGATTTAGTTTATTAGCTTCAACGCTATCAATTAATGAATTTTGAGCTGAATCAAATTGTTCATTATCATTAGAATAAATAGCAAGATGTTTTGAAGATTCAGATTCAGTTTCAACTTCAGTGGTAGTATTATCATCTTGTTCCTCAGACGATGTATATGCATCATCTGAAGAAGAACTATATAGTTCCTGATGTGAAGAAGATTTGTCTAAAGGAATTTGTTTTGGTACTTGTAAAGATTGACTAACTAAATCTAAGTTAATAACTTTTTCAGGTGATTTAGATTGAATATTATTTTTAACACTTGGTAGTTGTAAAACTGGTTTTTTAACTGATTCAATCATTTTAGGTGCAACAGATTCATTTGTTAATTTTTTTTGATTTAATTCAGTTTCTATTTTATTTACTTTACTTCTTAAAAATTCAACTTCTCTATATATAAAATAAACAACTAATGTTAATCCTAACAAAATTAAAAATTTATAGTCAAAAAATTTCATATTATTATTTATAAAGATTCTTATTATTACATAAACTCACTATGTTTCTAAATATTTTCTATTATAAAATAATGGATCGTAAAAATATATTATTATTGATTGTATTATTTATATATGTTTACACTTTAACATTCCAAGAAAAAAAATGTAAAGTAGAAAAATTTACTGATATTGAGAAAAAAGACATCAAAGAAAAAATAACTTTTGGTTTAAAAATAATTGATAAAATATTCAATGAACATAATATATATTATACAGCAGCATATGGAACATTATTAGGAGCAGTAAGACATTGGGACATGATACCATGGGATGATGATGCAGATTTGAATATTTGGAGGAAAGATTTTAATAAAATAATGAATTTAAAAGATGAATTTAAATCTCATGGATTGATACTAGAAGCTAATTGGAAATTAATAAAGGTATATTTTGATACTAAAAATAAATTTCCATTTATTGATTTATTCATAAATGAACCTAAAAATGGTAAATTAATAAGATGTTCAGAACCATTTGAGAAAAAATGTACAGAAATTGATAGAATAAATGATTGGTGGTGGAAATGGATTGATTATCCAAGTAAATGGATAGAACAACGAAAAAGATTAAAATTCGGTTCAATAGAAATATGGGCTCCAAAAGATCCAAAAAAAGTTTTAAAATTTTGGTATGGAAAAGATTGTCTAACTAAATGTGAAACACCACAAATAGATCATATATCAGGTGATTATGTAGATGTAAAAAAATTTGATTGTGGTAAATTACCTCCCGCGCAATTATAAAAATATTAAAATATTTAGTTTTTTTTCTAATATTATTTAATGATATCTTCCAGTGATATACAAAATACTAAGGTTGATTTAACTCTTGTTTCAACAGTTTTAGTTGTATCAAATTTAGTTTCAAATCAACTGTCTAAATCTAAATTATTTGATGAACCTTGGCAAAATTCTGCAGTTGCCACTCTATTAGGTTTTGCATTACATGGTTTACTTACTAATAAATTAACAAGTATGGTAAACAAATCTCTATGCATTAAAAACAAAGCATTAGCCACTTCAGTGGGTGATTTCTTTAAATTCGGTACTGTTTTTGTTGCCCAAAGAGCAATTGGTAACTACATTGAAAACAAACCTATCGTTTTTGATGAAAAATGGGCTATGGGTTCAGGTTTAGTAATTGCTGGTTACACTGCCTTTAACTTTATTGAAAATATGGTTCCTCGTGTTGAAAAAAAATATCAACCTTTAGTTAATGATTTAGTTAAAGTATCAATGGGTGCATTAACAGCTAACTATTTTATGGATGGCACCATTACTAATGCTCACTTAATGTCATTAGCTGCTACTTTAGCCGGTTTCACCGCTTTCCATCTCTTAACTAAACAATATGTAGTTCCCAAGGAAAAGTTTTCTGAACAAGGTGGATACTCTATTTTACCAGTTGAATACATGTCTGAATAAATTTTTTATAAATAATCAATTTTATAAAATGTTTAATTATTATTTAAAACCTAGTTAGTATTAATTACTAAATGACAGGAGGCTTACTTCAAATAGTTACATCTGGTAAACAAGATATTTATTTAACAATTAATCCAGAAATAACATTTTTTAAGAAAGTATTTAGAAGATATACTAATTTTTCTTTAGAATTAATTGAATTTTTACCTGATTATCCACCAAATTATAATTCACTTGTAACATTTAATATTAATAAAGGAGATGCTATTCATAGATGTTATTTAGAAGTAGAAATAGATAAAATGGTATTTGAAGATGATTTAATTACTAATGAAACATATACTGCTAGAAAAGAATTATTAAAGAGTAATAATCAAAAACTACAAAAACAATGGTATGATATTTACATTAATTTAAAAAATTACGTTGATATAGAGATAGTATTATATAGAAATTTAAAAAAATTATTAGATTTGGATAATGTAAATATTAATTCTCTTAAAGATGAAGTAATAAGATATAATTATAGAAATAAAAATTATAAAGATCAATATAAAAATAAAGTAGATGAATTAGTTTACAATAAAATAGATATATCTGGATATATAAATTCAATAAATAAATTAGTAACTAATGAAATATCTTTTGATACAACTAAATACATTAACAAATTAGAAATATCAAATAATTTAGATCAATTGTATAATAACATAGTTGAATACTTGAATTATTATAATATTAATTATATCAAGTATACTGATGAATTAAATAAAAAAAATCAAATAAATTTTAATTTTGTAGATTATTTGGGACATAATTATTTTTTGAATTTTTTTTTAGAAATAGGTGGAGTTGAAATACAAAAATACTCAAATGATGTATTACATATTAATCAAATGCATAAAATAAAACAAGATCATATGGATAATTATATGGAAATGATTGGATATATTCCATCATTAAATGAATTTAATAGCAAAGAAAAAGGTAATACAAAAATAATTATTCCATTAAATTTTTGGTTTAATAAGGATACAGGATCATCATTACCATTAGTAGCATTACAATATTCAAATATAGTAATAGGAGCAAGAATAAATGAAATTAAAAATATAATATCATTTCAAAATTTTGAAAAAATGTTTGATGAAATTACTATATTAACAGTTGATTCAAATAATGGTTATATAGTTAATAAAAATTTATTGATAAATAACTACAAAATAAACTTAGATTCTAAGAGCATAACCTATAATTGTTTATATATAAATGATGAATTTTTAAAAGTAAAATATTCAGAATTATCGGAAAATAATAGACTAACTATTCTTCAAAATAATGGCACATTATATACTAAAAATCAGATAACAAAAATAATGAATCCTATTTTAGATGATTTAACAATTGAAAATATGAATGGATTATCAGGAAATGATACAGAATATATAATTAATAAAACACAATGGGTTGGATTTATGAATGATATAACAAATATAAATTATATAAATATTGCCCCTATAATTGGATCATATTATCCATATATTGATTACAATAAATATTTTAGCAAAATAACTTCAGTAAATCCAAATCCTAAAATAAAATTAATTGCTGAAGCAGTTTTTTTGGATGATATAGAAAGAGAAAAATTTGCAGATTCAAAATTAGAATATGTAGTTGAAACTGTAAATGAAGATATATTTAACATTAATAATCAAAATCAATTTGAATGTGAATTAAGTTTTGTAAAACCAATAAAGGAATTAATATGGTATATACAACCACAAATATATTTTGATAAGTTATCAAATTATGGTCAAAATATTAATTTATTATTTGATTATAAAAAATATTTTAAAAATGATCCAATACAAAGTCAAAAATTAACATTTAATCAATTAGATTTATTAATAGACAAAGTTGATATGAATTATTATACTTATTTAATGTCATATAAATTTTTAAATAATATATTACCAGAAGGTTTATATTATTATTCATTCTGTTTATATCCAGAAGAATCACAACCATCTGGTGCTTTTAATTTAAGACAAATAAAAGGAAAACAGTATAAATTGGAATTGAATACAAATTATTTAACTGAACTAGAAAATTTAATAAAAACTTTAACAAAAAAATCAAATACAAAAAAAATATTTTTATTAAAATTTATAGCAAAAACTTATAATTTTTTTACTATTGAAAAAGGAAATGGTAAACTATTATTTGGTTATTAGAAACCAGAATATAATTTAATGTCATCTATTTCTGTTTCTGAATCGAAATTAATAGTATTAATATTTATAATTAGTGGATTATATAAATTATTTAACTTAATACAAACTAAATTATATGAATCAAATAATTTTATTGTTTGATTTAATAATTCATTAAACTTATCAAAAATAACAACAATATATTTAATTATATTTTCATTTGACAATGTAATAAATTCATTAATTTTAATTAATGGAATTCCTAAAGTTAGAAATAATTTTGAACCAAATATATTTAAAATACTAATTAATCTTTCAATTAAATCATCAATTATTATATTTCTATCTATTTTATTATTTTTTAGAATTGATCCAACTTTATAATGTAATGGCATTCCTCCTTTTGAACAATCATATAAACTCAAAAAATAATTTTTTGTATTTGAAAGAAAATCAATTTGTTCATTTAATGGTGAATTCCAGAACTTTTTATTATCAAAAACATCATACCATTTTTTAAGTGTAATAACTAATGAAATTTTTTTACCCATAAATTTATAAAAATCATTCAAAACAGTCCAAGATAAATGTTTATATTTTAATTCTGAAATAAATATATTTTTTAAATTATATCTAGTACCAATATTAGTATGATATTTTAAGAAAATCCTTAAAATTATACTAAAATTAATATCATCTATTTCATTATTATATGAAATTAATTTAAATAAAAAAACAAGTGGATACTTAATCTGACTTATCTCATTACAAGTTTTTTTAATATCTATATTTTCCATTAGAATAACTTTGAAATAAATAAATAACAAAACGATATTTATCTAAATAAAGGATTTTTAAATCCACAGTTGCATTTTTGAGTTGAAAATCTTTCTCGACATTTAGGACATAAAATTGAATTTGCTGGATTAATTATTTTAACTGGATCTTTTTTTATTTCAATTTTAGTTTTATTTTCAGATCCCATCATATCTAGTACGGATACACAAGCATTACATATAATAGAACCATTTCGTAAATTGGCAATATTATTAGATGATTTACTATTTTCATCAGGTTTAATACAAGTAATATTACACATAGAACAATTCATTAGGTATTTCATCATCATATTTAATAAAATTAAATCAATTTTTATATTTAATTTTGTTACTGGTTGAAAATTTTTTAGAATTAAATTTTTTTTTTATATTTAATAATATAGATAAATATGGGAAGTAAACAAATTTCTTTACCTGAAAATATATATAATATTAATAGTTTTTATGAAAAAAAATTTATTTCTCAAGAAGATAATCCATTTAAGTTTTATAAAAAAATTTATAACGTAGATGTATTCTTGGCAAAAAACATAAATAATTTGAATTATTATTACATTGATTTTCCAATAAATAAAAACATAAATCCAAATTTTGTTATAAAGTATTTTAAGAATATTGATTATAGGAATGCATTTTCCCATGAGTCTTTAAGTTTTTATTTAACGAGTAAAACTAGTGAAAATAGTTGGAAAGAAGATGAAATATATAAGGGGCATAAAACTAACTATCATGTTTTAATGACAAATTTTAATATTTTTTTTTATAATGATGTAAATATTTTTAATACTAATGTATCTCAAGCAAAATACTATATGAGTTATAAAATTTTTAGTAATCCCAATAATTATATTTTAAGATTCGAGTTAGTTTTAAATAACATGGATTTAGATCAAGATATTGATATTAATGTTTATGTAAATATGATTTATAATTTATTGAAAACAATTCATAAAAAATTTAAAATTAATTTAGATATAGTAATTGAAGAACCCGAAATTAAACCTCAAGTAGAGACACCAAAAATAGAAAAATCATGGTGGGAATCATTTGCATGGTGTTCAAATAGTAGAAAAGAAAAGCCTACTTTTGTTGATGCAGAAACTCAAACTAACATAAGTTTAGAGGTTAATAAAAAATGAAATTTAACTATATAAACATTTAATTTAATTAACTATTAATAAATTAAATGGGTGTACCAGGATTTTTCTTATGGTTAATGAAAAGCTACAAAAAAGAAGGTTTTGTTTTTTCAAAAGAACGACTTTCAATAGTAGATATAAAAAAATTAAATAATCAAGAACAAATTGATAAAGCATTAAAAACTAATTTATATGTTGAACCTTTATTATATGATGTTAATTCGATTGATTGGTTTTTAATTGATGCCAACTGTTTAATTCATCCAGTCTGTTTTAAGGTTGTAGCTGAAAATCCAGATCTAAAAGATAATGCAAAATTAGAAGCCAAAATGATGATATCAGTTTTAAGTTATTTAGATAAAATTATTCAATATGTTAATCCAAAAAAAGGAGTATATTTAGCAATAGATGGGGTAGCACCAGTAGCTAAAATCAAACAACAAAGATCAAGAAGATTTAAATCTATAGCTGATAAAAGTTTATGGGATAATATTAAGAAAAAGCATTCTCAACCAACTGGAAATTATTGGAATAACAATGCAGTTACACCAGGAACTACATTTATGGAGAATTTACATAATCGGATTATCGAATGGAGTAAAAATAAAACCATTGAAATTATTTATTCCAGCTGTTTTACACCAGCAGAAGGTGAACACAAGTTATTACAATTTATTAGATCCAATCAAAAGTCTAATGTCAATTATTCATATGTTATTTATGGATTAGATGCTGATTTAATTTTCTTAGCATTATCAACAGAATCTAATTCAATATATTTATTGAGAGAAGCAAATGAAATTAATAAAAATGAATCCAAGGAAGTATTAAATTATGTAAGTATTAAAATTATGAGAGAATCGATAGTAAATACAATGACAAAATATGTTTTGGAAACAACTGATGAAAAATTATATGGATTTGATAAAATGGATCCAACAAGATTAGTTAATGATTTTATTTTTATGTGTTATTTTTTAGGCAATGATTTTTTACCTCATATTCCATCATTAGATATTCATCGAGATGGTATAGAAAGTTTAATAGTAGCATGGGCTGAAACAATGAAGGAATTAATTTTAGATAATAATAAGTTAGTATATTTATTAAATGAAAAGAAAGATCTTCAAAGTAAAACTCTAAAAAAAGTGAATGCTGATTTTATAAATAAATTTATTAACAAGTTAGCATTATCAGAAGAAGGTATTCTAAAAGATAATTTTGCAAAAGGTCGTAAAAGAATGAAATGCGATGGTAGTAAAACACCTTATGAACAAGAAGTATTTAGAATAGAAAATTTACAGTTTAAGATAGATGATCCAATTAGTTTAGGATCAGATGAACCAGAAAAATGGAGAGCAAGATATTATAATCATTATTGGAATGTTAAATCAGATGAACTTGAAGAATTTAGTCAACAATTAGTAAGACATTATTTGATAGGTGTAAAATGGGTAACACAATATTATTTTGACAAGTGTCCATCATGGGATTGGTATTATCCATTCGAACATCCGCCATTTATATCAGATATAGCAAAGTATTTAAGTAAAATAGATATTAATAAAATGAAGTTTACAATTGGAAAACCTTTAAAGCCATTTATGCAATTATTAGCGGTTTTGCCCCCTCAATCAAATTATTTATTACCAATAAATTTAAGAAAATTAGTATTGAATCAAAATTCATCAATTGCTTTCATGTATCCAATTGAATTTGAACAGGATTTTATAAATAAGAAAAAATATTGGATGGGTATACCAAAGTTACCACCTTTAGATTTTGATATGTTGAAGCATTCGTATTTTAAATATGAAAATGAAATCAAGAAAGAGGATGTACAAAGAAACGAGTATAAAAACCCATATGAATTTAATATAAAATTGTAGAAAACTATATAAAACGTCATTAGGTTAAGAATATAAAAAAATATAATATAGATTAATTAATGGAAAAAAAGAATCAAAAATCCGATATTAAAACTGAAAATTCAGAATATAAAAACTATAATTTAATTCCAGAAAGAATTAATACTATTCAAAGTATGGTTGGAAAAAATAGTATAGAATCAATAATAGATTTTAAAAATTCTACTGAATCATTTGAATATCCAACTAATTCTGAAGACATTCGAGAATTACTACCAAAAAAATATATAGATTTTGGTAAGGCGATTAATGAACTTGGTGGAAAATTATTATATATAAAAAGTGGATCAACAGGACATACTTTTAAAGGAGTCCATCCACCCCCTAATGAAGATAATAAACAACCATATGCTGTCAAAATAGTAGCTTATCCAAAAAAAGAAAATTATGGAGATATGTATAATATTAAAAGACCTGAAAATACTGAATTATTGATGATAAGATTGTTATCATATTTTGTAATTAATAAACAAACACCTCATATTGTTTTACCAGTAACTACATTTAACACCAGTATAAAACCATTTTTAAGTTTAACAAAATCAAATATTGTAAATAATAAAAAATTTGAGCAATTTGTAGAAAGATATGAAAAAGGAGAATATTATCAAAATGTTTCTATTTTAGTCAGTGAGTGGGCAAATGGTGGAGACCTATTAGATTATATTAGAAAAAACTATAAATCAATGAAGGTAAAACATTGGAGAACAATATTATATCAAATATTATCAGTATTAGCGATTATTCATACTAAATATCCTTCATTTAGACACAATGATATGAAAGCCAATAATATATTAATTCATAATATAGATGTGGATGAAGAAAATAAGAAATATTTATATAAAATAAATAATCAAACTTATATTGTACCCAATATTGGTTTTCAAATTAAATTATGGGATTTTGATTTTGCATGTATTCCAGGAATAGTAGATAATTCAAAGGTTGATGCTGAATGGACAAATAAAATTAATGTAAAACCTGAACAAAATAGATATTATGATATTCATTATTTTTTAAATACATTAACAAAGAAAGGTTTTTTTCCAGAATTTTGGACAGCAGATGAAATACCAGAAAAAGTAAAAGATTTTTTTAAAAGAGTTGTACCAGATAAATATCGAGATGGTAAATTAATTTCAGATAGAGGTAGAATATTGGTAAATGATGAATATTTAACCCCTGATGAAATTCTTAAAAATGACAAGTTTTTTAAAGTTATGAGAAAATAAATTGTATATTATTTATTTTAACATAATTATGAATATTCTTCAGAAGATATTTCATCAATTGTTGGAATTAGACTGTTATCAGTATCATTCATAAATGCTTCACTATTAGACTGAGGTCTAATAAATAATTCATCAAAATTTTCTCTAGGTACAAAATGATTATTAAAAGATTCATTCATTTTAGTATTATTTTTATTATTTCTTTCAATAGCTTGTTGTTGATTTTTATTAGGATTAATTGGATTTTTGATACGACTTTGATTTCTGGGTGATGATTCTAATTTATAAGCACTAACAATTTTCTTTTCTTTATTTATACCATTTGGATGAATTCTATTAGCAAGTCTAATATTGGTAATAGTTAAAAATCCAGACTTCATATGATTTTGATAAAATTTATCTTCTCGTAAAAATGATTCTATATTAATTACAACAGATCCAATTGATTTGTTATGATATGAAACATCAGAACTAAAATTAAATGATTCTAATTCTTTTCCTCTTGGATTTTCATAATAAACAATTTGATCTATGAGTTTCAAATTTGAGAATTTGTATCCAGAACAATTAAATATGCGTTCTAAATGAACAATTATTTCTTTTATGAGTTCATTTGAAGCTTTCATTTTTTTTCCTCTAGAAGCTGTTAATTCATAAATATTAATGTTAGGTGTTACCATATTATTAATAAATCTGTATAATCTATAAGTTTCATCATCTAATTCATTAATATCATTTTGGTTAATATAAGCAAAATCTCTTTGAGAGTCATAAGGTACTTGAGGTACATTAGAATAAACTCCTTTTTTATTAGTATAAGTAGCTCCAATAAATTTTTCTGTATTACAACCTGTAAAAAGTCCTTTTATGGTATTTAATATTTGACCATTTGTTAAATGATTAATTACAAATATCATTATAACTAGGATTAAAATTTTATTAATCATATTCATCAATATACTATATTTTTATTACCTAGATATTTATTTTTTTAATTAAATTTACACGTTTAAAAAATTAATTAAAAAAAAAAAAAATTTACCGAGGCTTTTGAGTATTTGTTGGAGCTACAACTGCCTTAGGTGCTGGTCTAGGTACTGGTTTAGGTGGTACTGGTTTAGGTGGTGCTGGTGCTTTTGATGCAACCATTTTCTCCATTTGTTTAACTTTTTGTTTATTAATCATATGAATAGTAATTAAGAAAGCTGCAGCAATCATAATTGATAATTGAGGATCATTATTTCCACGATAAATTATATAAGAAATCATAACAAGACGAAAGATTGGATTTTCAAATAATTTTTGAATAAATTTAGGTAATTTAGGACGAGCTAATGCAGCATACATACCTAAAATTAAAGAAAGTACAGGTAAAACTAATTTGTTTTCATGTACCCATCCTAGATTATTATTGACCAATGAATCAAAAGAATTCATAATATAAATATAATTAGAAATAATTATATTAAAAATTTTTTAATTTATAATTTTTTTTTAAGTTTTCTAACAGAATTTTTTCTTGCTTTTCTAATACATTTAGAAATTTTTCTTACTCTACGTTTATTAATCATATGCATAGTAATTAAGAATGCAACTGCTATCATAACTGATAATTTTGGATCGTTATTTCCACGATAAATAATATATGCTATCATTGCTAGACGAAATATTGGATTTTCAAATAGTTTTTCAATGAATTTTGGTAATTTAGGTCTGGCTAAAGCAGCATACATACCTAAAATTAAAGCAAGAACAGGTAGCACAACTTTATTTTCATGTACCCATCCTAAATTTTTGTTCACTAAAGAATCAAAAGAATTCATTATATATAAATAAAATTAGAAATAAATTTTATAGATTTTTATTTAGCATTTATTCATAGCCATCTAAAGCTTCGGCATTACCATCAATATCATCATCTTGTTCATAATCATCAATATCTAAAGAATTAACAGCTTCTTGTTCTGAATATTTTTCATCTTTTTGATTTGGATCATCAATTTCTTGTTGAGTTAATAATTCTTGATAATGTCCTACAATTTTTAATTTTTCATCAATATAAGGTGTTTCATTAATTAACAAAAAGTCAAATTTTCTAACATTATAATTAGAATAAGGTCTATAATATAGATTAAATAAATATTTAATAATTTTAATTATTAAGTGTGCCAATTCGGATTGTATAACAGGTTGTTTATTATAATCTAGTAATCTATTAAAATTATATACTAAATAAAATAGTAATTTAATATCTGAATTATTTAATGAATTTATAATATTGATATCCAAATAATTTTTATTTAATTTAATGTTAATATTATCAGGAATATTATATTTAACAGGTAATTTTAAATTTATGTATTTATAGTGTTTAAATATATTATTATGATTTGTTTCATCTTTCAAGTTAAACTTTTTTAATTTTTTGGTAAATTCATTCAATATTTCTTTTTCATCGGTATTATATATAGATGTAATATTACCGCTATTTCTTATATTGTGAATTATTGATTGTGCACGCAGAATTATTTGTTTTAAATTATTCATTCTATTTCTAATAATATCTAATATTATATCTTTACTGTTTTCACCTAGTTCTTTTGGTAAATTTTTTTGAAATTCTTTATTAATATGATAAATATTTTGATACTGATTTTCATATCCTAAATACATAATACAATCTTTAATAGATAATTCTATTTTTAATGAAGAATTGTTTCTACTTTTTTTAATTATTTTGTTATCTTCACTATATCCCAAGTATTGCATCGTAATTGAATCATAATATACATAAACTTTATTAGCTTTATCTTTATAATATAAAACATCTTTATTAAATGAATTATGCATAGGAGCTAATAATATTTTATCTTCTGATGATAAAACATAAATATTTTCTTTAATAATATTTCCAAAATAATCATGATCTATTATATAGACTGTTTCTTTTAAATAAATTGTTTTATCATTAATTTTAATTTTTGATCCTAATATTTTACTTAATCTATCAACAAAATTATAAATATAATTTTCTAATTTATTATTAGTTTCAGTTTCAAAACGTTTTAATAATTTATTAATTATTTTTTTAGAAATTTCATTATCTTTTTCAATATTTTCATTATATTTTCTGATATCATTTATTTCATTAATTGTTTTTTCTGTTAATTTAACTTCTAAGCTTTTCTCTAATTGTTTTAATTCTTTTTCTGATGGTTGCCATTCTTCAATATTCTTATTACATTTTAAACATATATTATTAGTACCTATTTCATGTAAATCACCATTTAAACAATATTTTTTGGCTAGTTTTTTATTATTAATAATTTTTATTTTATCTAAATATTCAAAATTAGATTTTTCACTAGATGATGTTTCAATATCTTTTAAAAGAAGATTGTAAGATTTTGAACATAAACTACATACCAAGTCACCAGACTTACTTGACCATGAATGAAACTTTCCATCAGGACAATTTGTTAAAATATCAACTGTATTATAATCACTATTTTGAGGTACTTTTTCTAATTCACTGACTGAAAAATCACAAACTTCTCTTTGTTTTTCAACAATTTTAAATTCTAAATCTAATGGAACAGAACCTATTTTTTTACTAAAAAAAGTTATTTTCTTAGTAGTTTCATCAAATTTAATATTTTTCATAGCATTTACTTCAACACGTTTTAATAATTGAGTATCATTAAATGTATGATTTAATTTTACACCAATTCTATTATTAATAATTTCATATAAAAAGTTTTTATTTGTTTCAAAATTAGCTTCTGTAATACTATTAATCAAATCAATAACAGTATGTATTATACTTTTTTGAATATTAATTAAATACATTTGTTTATCTTTAGCTTCAGTAGAACTGTCATTATATAACCATAATCTATTTGCAATTAACATTCCTGATAAATAATATAAAACATAAGAAAACAATGGTAATTTATTTAATTCAATTTTTTCTTTTTGATTAATTCTTAAAAAAATATTTGAAAAAAAGTTAGAACCTATTTTTTGAAACAAAAAGAAATTATATCTTTTATCCTCTCTTAAACTAAGAATTTGACCAGAATTAATTTCTGTTAAAATTATAAATATTAAATATGTCATGATGTTATTATATTTGATAATTTTATAATAATCTGTTTCTTGTGATGTTGTTAAGAAAATTTCATCTTTTAATTCAAAGAAGAAAAGATTAGTTAATTCTTTATTAATACCATATTTTTTACTTGATTGTTCTATTCTATCTTTTGGTTGTTTTCTTAACCAGTCAGTATGAACCAATATTAAATCAATAACATCTTTAATAATCATTTTTCTCCTTAATTTAATTACTGGTGTATTACCCAAAAAAGCTAATATATCAGTTGAAAAAGCAAATTTTTCTATGTTCTTTTCTATGTTTCTAATGGTTCTTTTATATTTGGAATATTTTGATAATTCTTCTAAATTTTGATTAACTGCCAGTGATGTAGTTAAAAATGTATCTAATTCCTCAATATATGTACCCTCAACTACATATTTTTGAACTTGTGCAATTTCATTACATGATTTACATATATATTCACCCCTATCGTTTTGTTTAACATATTGTTTTACAAATTCAAAAACAGCTTGATTAAAGTCATCAGATTTCTTTGATATTTTCATAATATTTCTCCATCTCACATAATGCTGACATATAGGTATATTTTTTTGAGACATTTCTAATGATAAATCTATTTTTTCAGAACCTATTTCTACAGTACTAGAAACTAGTTTCTTAATATTTATAATAGGTAATTTTATGATTTTTTCTCTCTTTCCAGGAATTAATGAATCAACATCATCTGCTTCAATAGTAAGTTCTGGTATTTTGTCTATTATAACTTTTTCAATAATTTCATTCTTAATGCTTGGTATTAAATTAAAATCAAAATATTTTTTTGTATAATTTTTAATTATTTTTTCAAATGACCAAATATTTAATTCTGATGTTTTACTAATATAATAATTTATTTTATTTTGAACTAATGTAATATAATTATTATAAATTTCTCCAATCATTATTTCTATATTACGTTTTACATCATCTACACTATAATTAATATATGAATCTAATTTTGGTTTATCTTTAGTATTATCAAACATCCAATAATATATCTTCTTGTTTGGTTCATTAAATGTCTTTTTCATTATTTCTGTAAATGCCATAAAACCATTTTCATCATTTGTTACCTTTCTTACATCTAATAAATCTTTAGCTTCGAAACAATTTAATTTAATTTTTGATGGATTCCATGCAATACCAATAATATTAATATCAATATTATCGTGTCCAATTCTTAATTCAATTGGTGTTTTTAATTGTGATCCTTTATATTTCATATTAGTAGCTCTAATTCCTTGTATTGTTTTTGAAGGACGAATTTTAATTCCATCTTTAGAAAAATTTTTAAAATTAACATAAGCATATTTACGTAAATTTTCTAAATCTACTAATAAATCATAATCTGTTGTACTCTCTGAAATAAGCAATTTTTGAATAATTTTTATTTCTTCATCGTCATTATATAAAACTGCCATTTTGGGATCTAATGGTTTAAAAAATAATTTTTCAGTTTCTAATTTTATTTTTGGATTTTTCTCCATAATTGCAGAATAATAATTTCTTACATTATTCATTTTACTTATAATATATTTAATTTTAGTTGCATCTCTTTCTTTAATATTATCAGATTCTATTAATGATTCAGGATCATATTTTTCAGTATCTTTATGATAACGTAAAAAATCTTCAGTTATTGGTATAATAATTTCATTTGAAAAAAGATAGTTAATGAAATCTTTATTTTCTTTAATTATAAATTCTTTTGTGTCTCTAGTTTCTTCTAAATAATTATAAATTTCTTCAGCTAAACCAGATTTTAATTGATTAATATTTAAAAATTTTTGAATTACATTGAAATCAACTATTTTTTTTTCATTTGAAACTACAATTTCAATATATTTATATTCAGCATTATCTTTTTCTTGTTGATTAAGTATTTTTATTATTTCATTTTTTTCTTCTTTAATATAAATTTGTTTAAAAATCAAAGCTTTGATTATATTGTGAAAATTATCTTTTATTAAAAAATATTCTATAATATAATCTTCACCTAAATCATTAAATAATCTAATTGTAGATTCAAATTTAAGAGGATTATTAGATAAAACTATTTTAATTTTATCAATTGTTTTAAAATCTAATAATGATAAAAAATTTTTAATATCTACATAAAAAGTAATTATTTTAGCATTATTTTCACTATTAAAAAAATTAGTTATTTGAAATGTAGAATCTTTCTGATATCTACTAGTTTCTATAATATTTGTAATATATAAATCACGACCTCCTGTATAATAATAAGAAATTCCTAAATAAATATAAAATGCACAATATCTTTTAATTATATTAATAATTACGTCATAATATGATTCATTTTTAATTATATCAATAATATCTTTTTTTGAGATAGTATCTGTAAATTTTTTTATAAAATTTAAAATATCATTTTGATATTTTACAAAATTTGTATCTAACTTTATTTTTTCAAATACTTTTTCTTTTGTTAAAAAATCATTAAATTTATTCAAAATACCATCAAATAGATCATCAACTTGATTAACATACATTAATATATATTAATATAGATTGGATAAAAAATAATATTTAAAAAACACAAATTAATAACTTATCAAAAGAAAATAAATTATTAAAATTTTTTAACAATTTATTAATTTCTAAATTAATATATATAAGTATGTCTAATATATTCTTAAAAGAAGATTTTGAAAGCATCTTTAACTTAACTTCTGAGTCTAATATTTCTTTACCTAAATGGATAAAAGTAATAGACGTTGCATCAAATCAAGCAAACAGTGTAACATCATCAGCATCAGTTCAACAAGGAGGAAATTTTTCTGCTACCTCAAATGTATCATCTGCTAAAGATGTTAATAAACTTATCTCAATGTTAACTTCTGATTCATCTTCCTTAAAACAAAATGCTATTTCTGAAACTACAACTGCTAGCTTAGAAAATCAATTAAGACAAATTCTTGAAAAAGAAGGTGGTGCTAAGAAAAAGAAATCTAGAAAACAAAAAGGAGGTTATGATGAAATTGAAAATATTAAAAGTTTCTTTACCACTTTAAAATCTCAAGGAGTTAATGTTGATATCAAATTAAATAATAAAACCATGTCTGAATTTTTTGGTGGAGCTGATAATACTACCACTGAAATACCATTTCAAGGTAATTTAATCGGAAGTGAAACTTCAAGTATTGTTCCTCAATCTTATAATGGTAGCTCAACTTCTAGTGAAGAACATAGAGCAACAGCAAGTGCAACTTCTAGTTATGTTCCACAAGCTAACACATTAAGTGCAACTTCTATTGATAATCTTAGAGCAACAGCAAGTGCAACATCAAGTTATGTTCCACAAGCTAACACATTAAGCGCAACTTCTTATAACAAAGATGAATTAGCTGGTGGTGCAAAAAAAGGAAAGAAATCATCTAAAAAATCATCTAAAAAAATGGATGGTGGAGTAAATCCTGGATTTCAAGCATTTTTAGATTTAAAAAAACATGTAGCTACCAAATTAGGAATTAGCAATGGTCCCCAAGCTGCTAAAGTTGCTGGAGCTGTTCAAAAAGAAATGAAAGAAAAACACCCTGATTTAGATGCTGTCAAAATTGCAGAAGAAGGTCGTAAACACTTTGATAAAAATGTTGATCACTTCAAACAAATGTTAAATTAAAATTATTTAACTAATTTATTTTATAAATTATTAAGTTGATTTATAAAATATAAATTTATTATTAGTAACTATTCAAAATAACAGGTGAATATGAGATTTTACAAGAATACGAGGATTTACACCGCCGAAGATTTAAAATGAGACAAAACGGCTTAAAGATAAAATATTATAATATAATAACAATGAATAGTAAGAGGCCTATAATGACTTGTTCGTGCAGTTCCTGCTTTTCTCTTATAAGAAGGGTTTTTAGGTAGGAATAATAAAAGATACATATTAAAACTCATCAGTTGTATTTGACGATACAACATACTCAAAATTTACATTTTCCTGAAATGGATAAACCTTGAAGAATCACATTTTGTTCCATTTTAAATCTTCAAGGGTGTAAAAAGGATTAAAGATGACAACCTATTATTGGTGTAAATAATAACTTCAAATATCATTAAGCTTTTATGGGTGTAATTATATTTATTACTGTTAAGTGTGAACAGCCTTTAGGCTCTCAGGGAAAGCATTATTTCCGTCCTATTTTTCAGTGAACAAGATGTAATAATTAGTGCAAGTTTAACAGATTCTATCCAATTAAATCAAGATTTAATAACATAGCAAAGTAAAGCATTAAGTAGAGGTGTTACAATTAGTTTATTGGCAACTAATAATTGAATTATAATTTAATTTATAAATTATAAATATAATTCAATGAGCAAAGTAAAAAAATTATTTAAATTCCAATTATTTTCAGATCTTCATTTAGAATTATGTAAATACATTCCATATATTAAACCACTTACTGATTATTTATTTTTAGCTGGAGATATTGGAAATATATCAAAACCAAACTTAAAATTGTTTATTGATTATTGTTCAAAAAATTGGAAAAAAACTTTTTATGTTTTAGGAAATCATGAGTTTTATCATAATAACAAAACATATGACAAATTAATTAAAGCATATGATGAACTAATTAGTTCGTATGATAATGTATATATATTAAATGATTCATTTTATGATCTTGAAATAGATAATACAACACAATACAGAATATATGGATCGGTGTTATGGTCAAATATTAATTCGATGGAAACAATAAATGATTTTAATATGATTAAAATGAAAAATGAAAAAAATTGGACAGTACCAATAGATTTAAAATATTTTAATCAATTACATAGTAACTCATTAAAAAAATTATTAGATGAAATAAAAAAATCTAATTTAGAAAATAGGAAATTAATTGTAATAACACATTTTCCACCAGTTAGAAATAATACTTCACATCCTAAATATGATAATCAATCTGATTATTTACGAAATTATTTTTCAAATGATTTAGAATTATATAATAATATTGAATGTTGGATGAGCGGTCATACACATTATTCATATGATTTTATAATCAAAGAAACAAGATTTATTTCAAATCAATTTGGATATCCAGATGAATTAGATACACTAATGAACTATGATGGTTTATTTGAAATATAAATTATTTTAAGATATTAATTGTTTTACCATCGTCTAATATTTCTAGAACATGAGCTTTTCTACTTGTACTTCTATGATGATCTTCTGAACTTGTTTCTGAAATAACTAGATTTTTATCAAATTTGTCGAAAGCTTTTGATAATCCATAATCTGTTAGCCAAATTTTTCCATCACAAACAGATGAAATACCTTCTTCTAAAATAGGTGTATGTCCAACAATAATTTTATCAACTTTATAAATTTTTTTTAATGGTTTAAGTAAATTATTGCATTCATTTTTTTCTATGATTTTATTATTTTTACTAAATTTTTGAATACCAATATTACCAAATTTTCTAGTCCAAAGAGGTGATATATTTGAATATATGAAATCTTTTGATTGTTGATTATCCAGTTTATCTAATAAATATAAACTCATTAATTCATTTAAATTTTTAACACTATATTTTTTAGCTATTTGAGGTAAAATTCCTCCATGTACAAATAAATTTGATCCAATAATTAAAGCAACTTGACGAGTACAAGCTAAAAATTCACTGATCGGATTACCTAAATCAAAAGCCCATCTTCTTGCTTCTTTTCCATCTTTAAAACCAGTACCATCTGGTTTTTTATAATCATCAAATTCTCTTAGACCTTCATAACTAACATATCTAAAGTCACCAGAAACATTCATAAGTTCATGATTACCAATTAATGAATATACTGCTCCACCTACTTCTTGGGCTTGATTATGTAATTTTGTAAAATATTGTAAAATTTTCCAATCATTACCTTCATCGTTTTCAGTTGCTTGTTTTAAATTACATGGAATACCAGAATAACGACATCTATCTACTTGATCACCTACTTGAACAACAACAGTTTCACCACCAATCCAATTGTTATCATTATCTATTAATTTTGCTATTTTTAGAGCTTCTAAAGTCATTTCCCAATCGCCGTGTATATCTCCAATTACTATAATTCTTTTAACAGGAGGTAATATATGTGGTTGAGAGTCAATATTAAATTTAGAACATTTATCTTTCCAGACTTTTTTAAATCCATAAACATTTTCGATTAGATCATTTAAATCTTTATGAGAAGACATTAGAATATTATAGAAAAAAAATAATAATTTAGTTAAATAATTAAAATATTATTAAATTATTAGTTTGGATTAGTTTATTCAGGATTAAATGGTGCAAAGTTTCCACCTGAATATCCAATAACAGATGAACTATTTTGGCATCCTGATCTAGGGCTTCTTGATCTAGGGCTTCTTGATTTAGGGCTTCTTGATTTAGGGCTTCTTGATCTAACACTAGCATGCATACCAGGACTTACTGGCATAGGTACAGAGCTTGGTGAAGATGAAGGAGATACAACAGATAAAACTTTATTTTCTATTTTTTCAGCAGTTACAACTAATTTTCTTGCAACTTCTGGATTTCCTTCTTGTAATGCCTTAACTGCTTTAACTTTATTTTCATCGGCTTTAATTAACGCTAAAGCTTTAGATTCTTGTTGCTTTGCATGTTTTAAATGTTTTTGAACAGATTTAATGTCTCCGTTTTGTTTAGCAGCACTTGCAGCTTTTTTATGAGATTCAGCTTTAACTAATGATTCAACTTTAACTTCTTGTTTAATAGCTTCTTTTTGATGTTCTTGAGCAACAGAAACCTTACCTTCAGCAGCAGCTTTTTCAGCAAGAACAGTATGTTGTTTAACTTTGAGAGCACTATCAGCTTTGATTTCTTGTTTGACAGCTTCTTGTTTATGAATTTGAGCTAAGCTGGCATTACCTTTATTCATAGCATCTTGAGCTTTGCCATAATGAGCTTCAGCTCTTTTCATGCATTCATTAATGAAATCAGCTCGAGATGGTGATAAAGAAATAGTTACAGATCTTGGTGATTTTATTACTTTTAATTTTAATTTTAATCTTCTAGTTACAGATCTGGGAGATTTAGAACTGGATCTGGATCTGGATCTGGATCTTGATCTTGATCTTGATCTGGAAGATTTCTTTGATTTCATTCTTCTAGTTACAGATCTAGGGGATTCAGATTTAGGAGATTCAGATCTAGGGGATTCAGATTTAGGAGATTCAGATCTAGGGGATACAGATTTAGGAGATTCAGATCTAGGGGATACAGATTTAGGAGATTCAGATCTAGGGGATTCAGATCTAGGGGATTCAGATCTGGGACTTGATGAAAATTTTTCAGCTGCTTCATAAGAAGATAAGGTTTGAAGAGTTAAAAGTAAACCAACAGCACTTATAATAGCAGTAGATGGATCTTTAGTAGCTAAATAACCAATCATGAACATAAAACCTAATTTAAAATAAGTATTATCAAAAATTTTAGCAACAGATTTAGGTAGCTTTGGTGCAGCCATAGCAGCATACAAAACTAAGAATAAACCAAGGACTGAGCTCAATATTTTATTATTGTTTACAAAATCCAACATATTGTTAACGGACTCCATTATAATATAACTTATAAAAAAATCTTAAACATTTTTAAATATTGAAATTTAAAAGCTAAACTTTTAAATATTATATATAATGTCTCAAACGTTACTGTGTAAAGAAGGATATTTAATACCTAAAATACCAAAAAATCAATCAGTTATTGAATTAGTTAAAAAAGAACTAACAGTTGAACCATTTCAAACATGTTCTTTTCTTAAAGATCAAGAACCAGTTAGATTCCAAGTATTTCAAGAAAACGATAAATATATTAATATTCCAAAATATTATGGAATAAAAAAATTAGGAAAACCAGAAATTAATAAAGAAATAAAAGGAGCTAAATCAAAAGCAAAATTTAATGGAGAACTAAGACCTAAGCAAAAAGAAATTGTTGATAAAATTGTACCTCATATTAAAGAAAATGATGGAGGTGTTTTGGTTCTACCTTGTGCAGCTGGTAAAACAGTTTTATCTTTATACTTAAGTTGTTTATTCAAGGTTAAAACTTTAGTAATAGTACACAAAACTTTCTTATTAAATCAATGGAAAGAACGAGCTGAACAATTTACCAATGCATCGATAGGAATTATTCAACAAAATAAAATAGATGTAGATGGTAAAGATATTGTGATTGGTATGTTACAATCAATTGCTAAAGATAAATATGATAGTGATACTTTTAGAGATTTTGGAATGGTTATATTTGATGAAGCTCATCATGCACCATCACAATATTTTTCAAAAGCATTACCTATTATTGCTTCTAAAATAACAATTGGATTAAGTGCAACCCCAGTAAGACAAGATAAATTAGAAAAAGTTTTATATTGGTATTTTGGAGATATAATGTATAAGGCACCAGTAGAAGAAAATAATAAAGTATTAGTTAATATTGTAAATTATGACATTGAACATGAAAAATTCAGAGAATATTTAATGTACACTGGTGATGTAAATAGACCAAAAACTATTAATAAATTAACTACAATTGGTAGAAGAAATAAATTTATAATTGATACCATGGAAGAAATTTTACAAGAAGCAAATAGAAAGGTACTTGTATTGTCAGATAGAATTGAACATTTGGAATTATTAAAGAAGAGATTAGAAGAAAGAGAAATTGCTTCTTGTGACTTTTATATTGGAGGAATGAAACAAAAAGCACTAAAAGTTGCTGAAAATGCCCAAGTTCTTTTTGCATCATATGGAATGGCATCTGAAGCTTTGGATATTCCAGATTTAAATACATTATTTATGGTTACTTCTAGAAAAGAAGTAGAACAAGCTGTTGGTCGGGTTATAAGAAAAATAGATCCAAATACTAGACCTATGATATATGATTTTACTGATCAACTTCCAAGTTTTGTTAGACAAGGAGCTCATAGAAGAAAACTTTATAAAAAAATGGGATTTGAAATGAGAATTATTGAAGTTAAAAATAATGAAATATTGAGACAAATAGATGTTTCAGAATGTAATAATATAACTCAAGTTATTAAAGCAAACAATGAAGAATGTGAATTCTTAGATTAATTTATTTTTTTGGTTTTCTAATACCAAGATAATTTTTAATTTTTGTAATATAATTGATATTATGTACAGCATCACCACGTTCATATTCATTGATTACAGCAACTGGAATAGAAAGAGCATTAGCTAGTTCCTTTTGTGTCATACCTTTAGCAACACGTGCTTGTTGAATTTGTTGACTCAGTGTATGAGTAATCATAACAGGACGAGTTTCTGGTTCACCATCTGGATCATTTGGATCAACTACTTTTTCCACTTTGATTCCAGTTGATGGTTTTGAAACATGAGGTTTTGGTGTCTGTGTATTTTCATTTGTTTTGGTAATTTTACCAATAGTTACAGTATTCCAATCTTGATGTGAATGTGACATTAAGTTATATGGTGTTATATTAATTAATAAAATAATCAATTTTTCATATGTAATATTTCTTTTACACTAGATCCAGTCCATTTAAAATTACGCCTTGTAATCCCATTTTCATTAAGAATTCTGGCAATATCAACATATCTTAAATTTCCACTATATATTTGATCTACAAATTCATTATTAAATCCATAATCTGTATATTTGCCTGTAATTTTTTGAATTAAAGAATTAACGTTCTTTACAGTTCCATGATCTAGTTCATTAATTAATTTTATTACTAGTTGTTCTTTTGGATTTTCATCTAATTGTTTATATTTTTTACCATTTTTTAATTGACATACATATTTATTACCATATTGAGCAATTGATGGATGATAAGTTCCATTTAATTTTCTTTTACTAATACCTAATTTAATTCGTGTTCCTCTGATTTCGTTTTCATTTTGTGCTTCTTGAATTTTAGTTCTTATTTGTAATAAATCATTTAGATTTGAAGAAATTAAATTGTCTTTTACAAAATGAATAACAACTTTTTGTTCATCCAAAATTTTATTTAAATCGATAAAATCATAAAAATTTCTAGAAAGTCTATCAGGACTGTATACAACTAAATGCTGTATATTATCATAATCATTAATTAATTTAATTAATTTTTTTTGGGTTTTCATTTGTTTAGCTGATGCTGCTTCTAAAGCATTATCAATTATTTTAATATTATTTTTATTTGCATATTCAAGACAATATTTTTTTTGTGTTTCTAAACTATCGTTGTTATCACGTTGATTTTTCGTACTGACTCGTCCATAAAATATACCAAGAGAAGAATTCATTTGATTTAATGCTTTGGTAATATTGTTCAAATCATTAGAAAAACTATAATTATTTAAGTCACGCATTATATAATATTATTAGAGGCTTAATTAATTAAATATCAATTTTTTTAAATAAATTAAAAAGATATATACCATTGATAAATTTTCTTTAATTAAAATATAATATAATATAATAAATGTCAGTTAGTGACTTTATAAAACCATATTTAGAAAATGATTTTATTAAATCATTACAAACAACTGGTGGATTTGCATTAAAATCTCTAGACCGTGAAATACTTTCTAATTTACAAGTTGAAAATGTTTTTAAACGTTTAGGTCATTTATCGGAAAATAATATAGTTGCTGTAAGTGAATGCATTAAAGGTGCTAATGAACCACAAAATGTTGTTTCTAAAATGTTAGAAAATTTTAAAAATGTTCAAATATATGGATGTGATAAAGATACTGGTTTTGTATTAAATTCTTCTATTAGTCATCGTATTACTCATCTACAATTATCATCTAGTTGTTCAATATTAGATTTTAATGGTATTAAAATAGCAAGTGTTCATTTACCTGGAGATGGTCCAAATTCAAAAAAACAAACTATCAAAGAATTTTTAGATGAAAATTTAGTAAATCTTAAATCACATGATGTTGATGTTATATTAGGTGATACAAATATAACAGATGCTAAATCTAGTACAGAGAATCGTAAAAAGGAATTAGAAGATTATTTTACTAATTTTTTTGAAGGTCCGTGTATTGTTATTATGAGTAATGCTCGTATTGGAAAACATAGACGGGGATTTATTCTTAGAAATCAACAATTAAAAAAATCTGTTCCAGAAAGTTTTGATTATTCAGAAGCAGATGGCACTATAATGGTTATTAAATTAAAAAAAGAATTAACTTATGAAGATAAAATAGCTCTTGATGCATTATCTAATTTACCTAGTTTTATATCTACAGACGTTGTTAATGCATTAGAATTTAGAACTGGACCGAATCAATGTCTTAATAAGGATGGACAACCCATAGAAAGGGTATGGTTAGACCATTCTGTTTTATATATTAGTATAAAACAATTATGTAGTTTAATAGGTAAAAGTTATAATAGTTCATATCCT